GCTTACAAAGCCGGAGGGTATAGCACTGGAGATGTTATAGGCGGCAAGGATATGAAGACCGTGGGTGATGCAACGGGGATTATCTTTGGCTCAAAGAATTTTGATGTCGAAACAGACTTCGATACTTTGGGGGCTTCTAAAGGCGATAGCTACATGAACCTCTATCACCTGTCCCGCAGCAAAGGTATTCCCATTGAGGAGATGTATCGTTTGCAAGCAGACTACAAGATAGACTTCTCTGAACTAATGCACTTGGTTCGAGCTTATGAAAACTACAAGCAGACTTACAAGAAGATAGATTTTACAGACATGATTGAGAACTTCATTGCCTCTGATGTCTGCCCAGATATAGAAGCTTTGTTTGTTGATGAGGCACAGGATCTCTCCACCCTTCAATGGAAGATGGTCGATGTACTCAGGAAGAAGCCTCGGCTACAGATATTCACTGGCGACGATGACCAGGCAATCATGAACTTCCAGGGTGCAGACGTTAGTGCTTTCCTAAACGCAACGGAGAAGAAGACGGTTCTTAATCAGTCTTACCGTGTTCCGGTGTCCGTTTGGGATCAAGCACAATCTATTGTCAACCGAATAGACAACAGAGCTCCGAAAGATTGGTATCCCAAAGAAGATGAGGGGAGCGTCCGGTATCATCAGAACATGTGGGACATTCCAATGCAAGAAGGCGAGTGGTGTCTCATGGCTAGGACCAATAGAATTGCTTCCTACTATGCCGCTGAACTTCGTAGTGAGGGATGGGTGTACAGCCGAAACGGTCATCCAAGCATTCCGCTCAAGACATATGAAGCCCTTACTGATTGGGAAAGTTGGTGTAAGGGAGCACCTATGTCGCCAGCTAAAATCAGAAACATCTACACCTTCATGATTGTCGGGGAAGGGTTTATCAAGGGCAATGGTCCACGGTCAAAGAACCTGTTGCTTCTTAACGAAGAAGAAGGTTACACGATGCAGTACGCCAAGACCAACCTGGGTCTGATAATGGATGAGTCCAACAGGTGGCACAGGGCCTTGGGCAAGATAGATTTAGAGACAAAGAACTATGTTCTTAATGCTCTCAGGCGGGGAGACAACGTGAAGAACCCTCGTATAAAGGTAAGCACCATACACTCAATGAAAGGGGGAGAAGCCGACAACATTATAGTCGTTCCAGATTTATCTTACGCAGCGCACAAAGAATATCAGAAGATACCTGCAACGGAGCATCGTGTTTTCTATGTAGCTGTTACAAGAGCCAAGCAATCTCTCCATGTACTTTACCCTCAAACAGACAGGAACTATGCGTTATGAAACCAGAAGAAATATTAAAAAAAGCCGCATCACTGGTCAGTGGAGATCGCGCCGTACAACATGGGGACTATACTCTACAACATAAGAGGGTGGCTGACTTGTGGAGTGCCTATTTAAATACGCCAATAACGGCTCAAGAAGTAGCCTTCTGCATGGTTCTTTTGAAAGTATCTAGAGATGAAGTGGGGTCTTTAAATATAGATGACGGAGTGGATGCTTCTGCGTATACTTCTATATGGGCAGCGTTGGCTCAGAAAGATGCGTGAAGATTTATTTGACGAAAAGGTTTGGTCTCCGCCCGATCATCTTCCAGACTTGTCTGGCGAAAAGATAATCGCTGTAGATGTTGAGACGAAGGACCCCCGTCTACTAGACTTGGGGCCAGGTTGGGCAAGAGATGACGGCAAGCTTATAGGTATTGCTGTTGCAGCCTCTGATTGGCAAGCCTATTTGCCGATAGGCCACGAAGGTGGCGGAAACATGGCGAAAGACTTGGTGGTTGGCTGGCTCCAAGACCAACTTGATCACGGTATGTCTGTCGTCTTTCACAACGCTCAATATGACTTGGGTTGGTTACTATCAGAAGGAATTGAGGTAAAAGGTGATATCCTTGACACTATGGTCGCCGCACCCTTGCTGGATGAAAACAGATTCAGCTACTCTCTTAACGCTATTGGTAGGACGTATCTGGGCGAAGGAAAAAAAGAAGAAGACCTAAGACGAGCTGCCAACCAACATGGTGTTAACGCCAAAGCAGAAATGTGGAAGCTTCCGGCCGAAAGGGTTGCCCTATATGCCGAGGGGGATGCGGATCTTACCTTGCGGTTGTGGCATGTCCTGCATAAGAAGCTGGTCGAAGATGGTTGCCTTGACATCTTGAAGATGGAGCTTGCTCTTCTTCCCCTTGTGTTTGAGATGAAACGTAGAGGCGTTAGGGTAGACGTAGAAAAAGCGGAACAGACAAAGAAGTATCTTGTTTCAAAAGAGAATAAAATACTGAAGGAGCTCTACGAGGAAACAAAGGTCCACATTGAACCATGGAACGCGAAAAGCCTTGCCTCGGCCTTTGACAACCTTGGATTGACCTACGAGAGAACGCTAAAATCTGACGCACCGAGCTTTACAAAACACTTTCTTAAAACCCACGAACACCCTGTGGCAAGGAAGATACTTGAGGTTCGAGAGTACAATAAAGCCAACACGACTTTTGTTGATACGATACTTAACCACCAACACAAGGGCCGTATCCACTGCCAGTTCAACCAGCTTAGATCGGACGAGGGTGGGACGGTTTCCGGTAGGTTCTCGTCAAGCAATCCTAACCTGCAGCAAGTTCCTTCTAGACACCCAGAGATCAAGTCTCTTATCAGAGGGCTGTTTATACCAGAAGAGGGTTGTCGTTGGGGAAGCTTTGACTACAGTGCTCAAGAGCCTCGATGGATGATGCACTATGCCTGTCTTACACCTTCAACTAAGGATAACGAGAAGGTAAAGGAGATTGCTGCTCAGTATCAGAATGACGACCTAGACTTCCATCAGATTGTTGCCGACATGGCTGGCGTTAGCAGAACCCACGCCAAGACAATCAACCTGGGTATCATGTACGGTATGGGTATAGGCAAGTTAGCCCAGACACTGGGGGACATTCCGTTTGAAGAAGCCAAACTGTTACGTAACGAGTATGACGAGAAGGTTCCGTTTATCCGTGCCTTGGCATCTTCTGTTATGGATGCAGCATCTAGCCGATCCGAGGTGAAGACCTTACTGGGGAGGAGGTGTCGTTTCCCAATGAGAGAACTCAAGGGTTACTCAAGAGAGTATAAGAAACCAATTCACATTGATAAGCTGGAAGAGCGGTGGATAGAAGTTTTAAATACTCCTGTTGATGAGAGAGAAAGTAATTGGGCGAGTATGAACCCTGAAAGGTATCAGGTAGCTTTTGTATACAAGGCTCTCAACAGACTTATCCAAGCCTCTGCCGCAGATCAGACAAAGAAGGCTATGAAAGACTGCATGGAAAGTGGTCATTGGCCCATGCTCACTGTTCACGATGAGCTTTGTTTTTCTATAGAGAGTGATGAACAGGTGGCAACAATAAAGAATATTATGGAGACTTGTGTGCCAGAGATGAAGATACCTTCTAGGATCGATGTAGGGTTGGGAGACAACTGGGGGTCAGCTAAATAGGATGTTAGACCATAACATAACGTAAGGAACAACCTTGACAATAACAACTATTGAGAAAGCATTTACCAAAGAGCAGTGCGACTACCTTATATCCCTTGGAAAGAATAATTGGATCGAAGGTACTGAAACTGCCATTTATAAAACGCCTGTTGCCATAGATAAAAGAAGAACTATCTTTGATCGAAAATGCGATATATTCTGGATACATGATAAAGACATAAAAAATACTTTAAATTCTCTGTACAAAATTGCTAATGAAACCGCTCAGTGGAATTTTGACATAAATGGTATGGAAGAGCTACAACTTACAAGATATCACGAAGGAGAATACTACGGCTGGCACGTAGACGGAAATGGAGTTACTCCTATTCCAAATCAACAAAACATAGTACGCAAAATATCTGTGAGTGTCATACTTAACGATGACTATACGGGTGGAGAGCTAGACTTTAAGGATGCTGATCCATACTATACAACAGGATCAGTAATCATGTTTCCATCATACTATTTACACAGAGTAAAACCAGTGAAGACGGGTACAAGATACTCATTAGTCGCATGGATAACTGGCCCTAAGTTTATATAAAAATAGAAGCCCCTTGGCAGCAATCACCGTCCGTGATCGATTTACAATCAGCGCACTGGTAGTGTCCATGGACAAAGATGCTTGGTTTAGTACTGCCACATTTAAGACAACGTGGCCCAGGTTTTCCCATCGAAACGCTTTGAGTCTTTTCGGTTTCGTTCTCGGTCATAGCTGCAATGCACCCATCCTGAATCTGGCACGTCCTTCTTGTAAAACTCTAGTATCAACTGGTCATACTCTAGGTTCTTTTTAACCCACAAGGCTACTTCCATATTGGGTACACCTGGTATTTCAAAATCTACGGCTTGTCCCTTTATGTGTTGTGACCTGTCGGATGATCCAATGTCCGTGTTCAAGGCTAAAGACCTGAACCCGCTCGATGGAACAAATGGTATTCCATAATGAACCCTGACGGGCTCCAGTATGTTCTCGCACAAGATCTTCAGGTTTTCTATCTCTCTTTCCTCTGGCTCATTGTTAATCCCCTTTCGGACTGCTGTTTCAGACCTAGTCAGTTCTTTCAACGAGAAGTGTGTGGAAAGGCGTATCATCTACTTTCTAATCCCATTAGTTGTCGAGTTAATCTTTCTCTTTCGACTGAGGATGCTGTAATAGGCTGCTGTTGATTAAAAGTAGGTTTTGAAATAGTAGCAGGAATTTGATAAGACCTATCTAATCGCTGTCTAGGACCTTGAGCAGGTTGTTGAGCAGGTTGTTGAGCAGGTTGTTGAGCAGTTACTTGTTCTGTAACATTTTGTATCTGTCTACCAACAGTTTTTTCTTGCTCATCGACAAGGTTACTAGATCCTTGAGATAAAATTCTTGCTGAGGCACCATGAGCAACGCCTAAAGCTTTTTCTAAATTTTTAATTGTGTTAATGTCACCTGTGGGCCGAGCAATTAAGTTCATATAAAACCTGCTTCTTAAAAGACCACCCATTGATTTTAAGCCTAATATTGTTCCTAAAACACTAATAGGTTTTATGAACATAGCCCCCATCGTTAAACTTCTTGCAAGATTAGCTGTTTCTAAACCTCCAAGATTAGCTAAAGGTCGCATAGAAACTGACTCAGCTTTTCTAGCAAGAGTTTGCATACTATCCATAAATTCTTTTCCGAACAAAGCTTCCATTTTGTCTCGGCCCATACCGTTAAGAACTTTCATAATTTTATCGTGTTGTCTTCCGCTCATAACATCTTTTACAAATTCTGGAGAAACTGTTCTTTGAGGCTTTCCAAAAAAACCTGTCTTTACAACTGTAGATGTTTCATCTCCTAAAGAACCTATTGCACGAGATAAAATTTCATCTTTAACAGAGTTCATAGTGTCAGAGTTAGTTCCTAATATTTTTTTAGCCTGACGTATGGTGTCCGTGTTTCTTGTTACCAAAGAAACTACTTTATCTACTTCGCCAGACCTTGCAGCAGTTTCTAAAGATCTAAGAAAAGGAAGACCTTTTATACTTTCAGCTTGTTTGGTCATAGAAGAAATAGCTTCTATCTGTTCTGTTATAGGGCGACCTGCAAGGGATCTTAATTCAGCCTCCCCTATGTCATCTCCAAGCAATGAAAGATCGGATAGACTTCTCATTACAGAGTCATAATTACGCCCAAATAAAACTGGAGCAGTGCTTCCAAGTTCTCTAATTCTAGAAACTACTTTTAAAGGATCTGTTCTACCAAAAATGTTTGTTGTATCAGAAGATTGTATCGTTCTTTCCATCCATCTTCTAGCCAAACTATTACGAACAGAATCAGTATAATTAGATCCAGAACTTCTTGCCGCAGCTACTTCTTCTGCTAAATCAATTTCTCGAGCAAACTTATCTTGATAAAATTTAGATAAACTATCATTTGGGTTTTCTGAAACAATGTCTTTTAAATTTTTTACTTTTCCATCTTGAAGTTTAATTTTAGTGTTAGGAACAATATCTATAAAAGATTCAGGTGCAATTCTAGTTCCAGAACCAAGTTCTGGGCGAGTAGATTCCAGTAAATCTGAAAGAAGTTTTGCCCTGTTGGGAACAATCACTTCATCTAAAATAGCTTCTGGATCAGCTAAACGACCTCCTTGCCTAGAATTTGCAGTTAAAGAACCTGCAAAAAGAGTCTGAAATCTTTCCATTCCTTTAGCATAAAAATCATTCGCTGCTCTAAGTGCTTCAAAGCCAGATTTTTTATCTTTTATTCCTTTAACCGAAATAAACTTTCCTGAACTATCTCTTCCAGCAGATCCTGAAGGAAGTTTGCTTACAGATTCTAAGAAAGAAGCTTCGGCATTAAGCATAGTTTCATCAACTGATTTTTTTAACTGAGATAAAATAGCCTTGTCGGGAGAACCTAAAAGAGAAGGATCATATGATGCTTCTCTTAAAGCTGTTCTAATAGAGTTCATAGTGTCAACAGAAACATTTCCACCAGTTTCTGCACCCAATCCAGATATAACTTTTCCTAGACTAGAATCTTTAATGGCCTGTCCTGTAACTACACTTGCATTAGCTAAAAAATCTAATTTTTTCTGAAGAGGACCTACTGGTAAAATAGCTTTATCCCCTAGTAAAGAATTAGCCGCTGTATACATCTCATCCGCAGATTCATCAAAAGCACGTTTTGCAACTTCAACACCTCGTACAACAGCCTCTCCTCCTACAAAATCATCTGAACCAAAACGAGATATAAGAGAGTTTATTTCTTTATCAACAGTGTTTTTCAGCGTATCGTTAGCTCTTTTGGCGACTTCTTGAGGCGTAGAATACATCTTCTTAATGTCTGTTTTTAAAGCGTCCAAAAATTCTTCTGAAGTTTTAGAAGCTTGTTTATCTGGAACTCCTGATTCTTTTAAAAAATTTAAATAAGCTGTTTGCAAATACCTAGCGTTCTTAGTAGCTACTTTGGCATTAGGAAAAACACCTTCATAAAAAGCTTGAGCTCGACCTAGTAGGGGAGCGGCATTAATAGCTCTAAGTGTAGGAGCACCTTTAGCAACTTGTCCTGTAACAGGATCTACTTCTCCTTGTAATATTTTTCTAGCCAACCCTCTAGAAGCATTAGCCTCATCAGTTCCAGGACCTTTGAAAAGCCTTCCAAGACTTCTAGCTATAACTCTTCCCGCGCCTTCTCCAAGAAATCCTGCTGCAAATTCAAAAGCAAGATTCTTAGCATCTTCCCCTAAAGTTTGATCTCTTACACCTTGAGCGTATTCAACAGCCTCATCAGCAACGTATCCTAAAGAACTAGCTCCGCCTACAAGGATCATGGCAGCGGGTATACCTACTCCTGTAGCACCTATGGCCGCCGCAGTTCCAAAAAGAATAGGAGCTCCAGCTTCTCCTATAAAATCTATTACATCTTCTCCAGTAAGGCCTTCTTCATCAATAGCTAACTTAGTTGCTCCGTCTTTACCCTTTAAATTATATTGTTGTTTTACATCTTCTGAAATTTTATCTAAATCTAAGATAAACCTGCCTTGATCATCTTGTAATATTCCTTCTTCAGAAACACCCATTCTAACAAGTTGTTTTCTTTTTTCTCTGGGATTATCACCTCTAGAAAAATTTAATCTAAATAAATTATCAGTCACACCTGTTTCGTAATCAGTGGTTGTTGTTTCTTCGACAACCTCTTCTTTAGTATCTTCGGTGTCAAAAGTCTGATCAGAAAAAGACTCTGAGATAGCATTCATTTCTTGTTCTGTTGGTTCATCACCTGCTATACGAACACTTATTTGTTCGTTATTAGGTGTTCTAACGGTAATAATTCCCATTAGTCTGACCTTCTTTTTGTAATGCTGTATATGGGATTTTTATTAGCATCTAATTCATCTGTTTTTTGTAACATAAAAGGACTTAGTGTTGAGGCTCTAGATCCACTGGAACCTGATTGTATGTCTTTTTGACTTGGTTGAGAAAGTCCTCTACCGCCAAAAGTACCGCCATAATCATTAACAATGTTTTTAAAGTTCTTATCTAAAGTTGATCTTGATACGGTTAATTTATCTCGTATCAAGTTAATTTTAAGCATTAAATCGTCTCGACTAATAGAAGAAGATTGAACCCATTTAAATCCACCCTCACCAGTTTCAGCCAACCCTAAAGCTAAAGTTATAAGTTTGCGGTCACCGTCAGAAATAGTTTTTCCTGATTCACCTAATAAAAGAGGAGCCATTTGAATTGCTAAAAAACGAAGTTGTGTGTTGTATCTATTTGAGTCACTTAGTTTCAGATTTTTGTCATATTCTTCACGATTTTTTGAGTACCCAACGGAATTTTCTGCGTCTTCGCTTACAGACGATGTTCGTAATAAGTTGGACGAGTCAGGTAAGTAAGCTTGTTTTATATCGTAAAGTTTTCCGACTATCTGATTAAAACCAGTAATTTCTTGACCGGGTTTTCCTAGGAGTCTTGCAGAATCGTTTGCTAATGCTAACAAAGTATCGTTTGAACCTACCGCTTCAAAATAAGAATTACTTAATTCGCTAGGATTTAAAACAATGGGTTTAGCCCCTGGATTAGAGGCTGTTGGAAACTGAACCTGCAATTTTACAGGAAGATTACTATGTAGATTTACATCAACCGCTTTAGATTTCTCATAACCTAATCCTTTGGCCTTGGCAAGCGCAGCAGCCGCTTTTTCACCAGCCGACCAAGCATCTAATGGCACTAAAGCTTGATTTGTAGTAGTACTTATATCATTCACCGTTGTATCGCTAAATCTATTCCATCCTTTCTTATAAGTAATCGGAGATCCATCTGGTTTTTTAACTGTTACGTCTTTATCCAGATAGTAAGTGTTCTTAGCTCTTTGTTCGGCTCTTTGTTCGGCTTCAAGTTTGTCACGCTTACCAAGAGCGTATTTACTTCCCGCCAGCTTAACAGATCTCAAATAGCTTTCAGCTTCTTTTTGATCTTTAATTATTGCGGGAAGAGCTTGCTGTACTCCTTTGGCAATGTTTTTAATTGCATTTGGAGACTCGCCAGCAGCTATTGCAGCTCCCATCATTATAATATTGTATCCTGACGTTTGATTACTACGCTCATACTCAGGCATAGCTTCTGTAAACTCTCTAACCGCAGACTCTATAGAAAAAGGATTCGATCCAGGGTCCTTCGACCTTTCTCCATCTTGAGTAACGGCAGTTCCATCTTGAGTAACGGCAGTTCCATCTTGAGTAACGGCAGTTCCATCTT